CTGGCAAAGCGTGCGCTCATTGGTAAGATTGTGTCCCACCAACGGCAATAGAGTAACACAAACATGGTCGGTATAGTGAACTCCATTCCAGAGATATCACCGCAAATTGTGGCGGTGCTATTGGAGCGCAGGCGATCATCGAGGTTTGCCCAGTCCGGCCCGTGAGGGTTCAGACCGATGCTGATTGAGCACAGGAAGGGAACCGCCATTAACATTTTGAGTGCAACGGCGAACATCTTCCGGCCCACGACCTTGTACTTGGGCTCTGCCATGTGAATGACACGAGCCTTTCCTTTCTGGACGTCTTCAACGTCTAGGAGCTCGTCTTTAAGATGGAGTGCGTTTATCACCGGCTCGACATTGTCGTCGAGTGATTTCTCAAGATTTGAAATCTCAAGAGTTGCGGTGGATGTTAGCACGCCAGGTGAAGTGACGAGATACTTTTGAGTAGAGACACCTTCATTGCTCAAGCCGAAGCCCGAGCTGGTTGTTAGGTCCATAGACGCGATACCATCGCATCCAAAGACAGCCTCCTCGTTTGTTAACATGCGAAATTCGCCGGGATTGAAGCCGGGTGGAACGCAGAGGTCTACAGGGAGGTCACGAACCAGATGGTGCGGGAAGGGAGGCGAGTGATTGGGTTCATCCTTGATTGTATGATACTTTCGAAGGGCGAACGCCAAACCACCGCCTTGTTTGGGGTCGAGATTTACAGGCACTCGACACGTCTCGGCCTGGACAGTGATAAAACCGTCCTTATCTGAGAGTGGATGGAGAGGGTGACGCTCATTTAGCAGCGTTGGGATTATCGAAGATTGTGTTGGTTGACGGAGTGAGATTCCTGGTGGAAGTGCTCCCATCATGCCAGTGCCGATCTGATGAAAGACACGGTGATCCAACTGGTCCTCGGGTGAGTCCTGTTTCTGCATGATAAGCGTTGGGTGGCGGCGGTCTTCGCCGACGAATCGATCTTGTTTTGTGAAATTCACGAGGGAATTGGGATCCTTGTCGAGAGCACGAAAGTGCTCCTTGGCAAGTTCAATTGTTTGTCGCGAAATCAGATGAAAACCGGAGACGTCGGCATCAGGGCTGCCGCTACCATGGATTCCCACGATCTTAAGGCCATTGCGTTGTTTTTGGAAGTACGGTAAACCGCACATCCCTTTGACGCCAGGCATCTTGAAAGCGTGGTAGTCTACACCGAGGTGATTGTGAGGATCAACCGGGGTGATGACATTGGTGAAACGACTGAGGACATGATAAGTGCCGTCAATCATTCGTGGTTGGTGCCGCTCAATTGGGAGCTGCGGCACAAAGCTCTCGGGAAAGTGTGAAGTTATATCCCGAAATAACTGGACGTTTTTGAGACGTACGAAGCTGAGTTCGGGCTCGAGTTCTGGGTTGATTTCTACATCAACGCACTCGCAGTCCTTAGGGTCGATAGTCACATGGTAGCCCATACCTTCTTCGCCAAGAACGATCATTTTGGGCTCGGGGCCCATGACGTTTTTGAGGCAGTGAGTTGGAACGAGAACGACGTCTCCGAACACTCCTAGTACATAACATGCGCGACCACCAAAGGTCGCGGAAAGTGTGTTGCGTAGGATTGGTCCGAGGACGGCGTCAAGTTGATTGCCGAGCACATCTCTGTACTCGTCAGACTCAAAGCCTTGCTTGACGAAGACTGCTGAGGGGCGGAGAACCGCCCGTGGTTGGATCTTGGGTGGTCGGATGATTCGCTTGCCAGCGAGATCACCGGACTGTTGCTCTAGTTCGGGAGCTCGACCAAAATGCGCTGTGTAAACGTTGGTGACAACTTGGATAAGTGTCTTGACGATCACCGCAATAGCGACTACAAGAGTCACGTTGCGGATCACAACGGCGACGTTTATGACATTGCGCATCTTGACGAACTGCTCGTACGTGAGGCCCGCGGAGTTGAATCCGAGGGACTTGAGAACGCTGGGGGGGATGAACGAACGCGAGTGGGTAACTGAGTACCAAGTCGCGAAGTTTTCCGGGCCGAGCGCTTGGAATATGCGATACGCCTCTCGTGGTTCGGTTCTTAACCGCAGCCACTTAGGGTACTTTGAAAAGAAAGGTAAACGCAGTAGTTCATAGCTAAAAGTCGTGAAGTATTCGAGAAAACCGTAGCCGCCATCTCTGGCGTGCCGTCGATTCTCCCAAGACTCCTTGAGTTCGTCGCCAATCGTACTGAG